AGCACTCTGCATCTTCATGCCAGTCAGGTGAGTCAAATAACATATGGTACCTCTACGAATGTTGCATCATATTCTAGCTCTATGGCATCGTACTCAGCGTAGACGGGGAACAGCTCATCGCCATCTTCATAGTAATAGCCAGCTCTGGTCTCTATGCCAGAATCGATCATCGTATAGGCTTCACCCAGAGACTCCACCAGCCCTTCACGCTGTAGCTGTCTAGCTAGCGACTTCTTAGCCACCTCATCGGTATCTAAATATAGATGCTCACTAATAAATAAGATTACAGAGTCAGAGTGTAGCTTCCTGGGAAACTCACCGCCTTCCCACATAAGCCATGTGGGAGCAATGAATTGCTTTTTACGTTGCATGGTATAAATTTATCTAGCTAAATACAGGAGACACCGTGAATTACAAATTATCTATAGGCCACGGTTAGCTAGCTCTTCAATAAATAATTCCGCCATATGTATGTGAGCATGGGCCCCCATGTGGTCTCCACCTCTACCTATATCCCATACTGATATATTTTTATCATTGTAGTGGCAGTCTTTCTTCATATTATCCGCAGCGTGTATGCACCCGCCCTTACCCCCAGATTTTTGATAGTCAGAGACTATATAGTTAGCAAAAGGAATCGGATCACCCCCCCGCTGAGCCAGAAGATTCCCCGCAGTTAGTAGCCTATGCAGAACTGTGCTCCAAGTAGAATATACTAAGTTTATTTTTAAAGCCTTACAGAGTTCTTCTATGGTTAAGAGGCTTTGTATGTTTAAATACGTCGCCCATCGTCTACTAAGGACGTCCTCTGCCGCGTGAGGTTTTTTGGAGTATTTAGATTCTAGATCTCCTATGCCACCTATATCAGAGATTAGTCTATTAAATTTATTGCTAGAAACTAACGTATGGCTGTCCTGGACAAGAGTTATTCGTGTATCTGGATTAGGCAGTAGCAGTAGTAAGTGTTCAGGAGCACCATTGGCTCGTATATGTTGCACTAATCCAGTAGTTATCCCCAAAATACTTGCCCCTCCCATCCCTAGGTTTAAGTTATCAGGAGTGTCTAGATATTCGCCTACTAATTGGCCCCATATAAGTTTTTTTGTTTTTTCATAATCAAACGGGGAATCTTTGGGAGCATCAGATAGATACTCCCCCATAGTCTCAGAACACCCACTATACACATACTTATAGTATCTCTCGTAGTCCTGATCGTAGAGCTGATCTTTAGTGGCAAATCTATCTAATGATAAGAACTTCCTAAAATTTACATCACTGAGATCGGCTAAGTAACTCAGGTCAACTATAGGGTCATTATCATTGGGCGATACTAGGTACTCGGATATACTAAAAGCCGAAGGCTCCTGTGACACTCTGTTTCACCGACCCGTATGCAGTGATCTGAAATATCCTAGCTTCAACTAAAGTCTCTATTTCAGAGATAGTCTCTGCTTTAGGGTAGGAAACTTTTAGTTCTATAGCCACACTGTCCTCGACGGATTCTTCAGGTATCTCTAAAAATCTAGAGATCTCTCTCAGTGCAATAGCCTTTGCTTCGGTTACGGTTTCGGCAACGATCTTCAGTTCAAATCCAGTACGCATTAGTTGGCTTTCTTGTAGCGCTTCTCTAGCTTGTATGGGGAGTAGTGGACGCCCTTAAGCTCGGGAGTCTTTCCGTCAGTAGAGTTTATAATAACATCACCATATCGCACTGCGATAACCTTGCCAACCCTAGAGTTGTGCATTGGCCCGATGTCGCCCCTGAATGCATCCGACTTAACTCTCACTACATCACCAAGGGCAATCTGACCTGGCTGCAGTGGACGCCACTCATAGTCTGCTTCGTTCTCTTCTTCCTTGAGGGTATACCCTCTAGCAAGCTTAGGGAACACTGTAAGTACTTCATCAAGCATTGCATCACTGAGCTTCGGCAAATCCGACCAAGTCTCTAGTAGACGTAGAATAGCCTTACCCGATCCAACCTTTACTTTTGCTGCTGATAGCTGCTCGGCTATCCAGTCTTTATTGATTTCTGGCACTATATTCTCTCCTTAGTAGAGTCTGTGAGTAGTTGCTCTAGCATACGTAGTGACTCTTCTTTACTACTAATACTACTAAAATAAACATCTCTTTGAGTTGCGGCCAACGCCTGGCGCTCGCCTGAGCTCATGTCTTCTATTTGGTATGCCAAGACTGACCAGGCGGCACTGAAGTCTTTAGTGTCAGGCCAATAAGTGGCAATAGGGGTGGAGGTATTCAGGGCTTGGAGTACTCTGTAATTCCACCAAGTGGTAGAGTTTCTTTCCTGAGGTGGTAGAATCAGTCCGACGCTGCTGCGTATAGTCGATAAGGCGTACTCATCATCAGTTTTTCTGCCTATTTTTGTGGCCATTTGAGGAAAAACTAATGTCTTATATAGCCCTTGTAGCCACGAGCTTTTAGGGTTTTCTACTGCCCATACGTCCAATCTTCCGATTCTTATAGGCTCTATGTCAAGTAACGATGCATCTAGGTTTATACCTATTAAGTCTTTTTCCGAGGCAAATCCAAGTAGCGAAGCTATTTTTGCATCCGAGTTCCAAGGAAGGCTAGGGTAGATAATAGTTGGCCACTTATCCCCTGACAGATATTCCGACACTTTAGATAAAATCCCCTGATTAGACGTAGCAGAGGCATAACCTTCACGCTTACTGTAATACGAACCGAGTAGGATCTGCGGGTTACGAACTACAGCCTTAATACTATTTTTATACTGCCAAACCTGGGGACTGTCTAATACAAGTTTCAATTTAGGTGACTCGAACATCAAACCTAAGACATTAAGTGCCCCGTATAGTTTATTAGCACTTAGAGATGTTGGTGGCATAAATCCAAAGACTATTTGGTCGTACTTATCTAAATCTTCTAATGTCCAAGATGTACTAGGGGACATCCACGTGACATCAGCGAACTCGGCGATCGAGTCGGCTAGGAGCGTGAAGAAGCTCACATTGTCTGGGCGCTTACAGTGGTGCGACCCCATACCAGTTATTAATACCTTCATGATATCCCTAGATAGGTGTAGCGGGGCACCTTTCGATGCCCCGCGTACAGCTTTATTAGAACGGTGTATCTGCGCTAGCGATTGGTGCGGCTGGTGCTGGAGCTGGTGCAGGTGCGGCAGCTGGTGCTGGAGCTGGTGCAGGTGCAGGTGCAGCAGCTACTGGTGCAGCGGTAGCTGCAGCAGCCACTCCCTGTGAAGGGAAGTAGCTCTTGATCTCGTTGCCCTGCTTGCCATTGTAAGTGCGGATAGCAATCTTTCCACGGAAGGTACGGTGTGCAAGAGCCTGCTCAACCTGAGCAGGAGTAGGGTTTGCCAACCAGTAGTCCTTAGAGAGACCAAGTGCAGCACCCTTACCAAAGAAGATGTTCATTGCAGTTTCGTTATCTGCTGAAACAACCCACTGGTCCCAGATGCGACGCTTAGCGTAAGGGCCACCCTGAACTTCAGTAGTTAGCTTGAACATAAGCTTGCCAGTAGAGGTAGTTGTTGCAGTAGCCTCCACTACCTTAAGCTCGTAGTCACCCTCTGGTAGAGGCTCGTAGTTGGTGCTAGCCGCGGCATCTCCAGCCTTAGCGTAAAGTTCTGCGAAATTTACAGTACTCATAATTTATTACTCTGCTTTCTTTGTTGTTGTTGTTGCAGCCTTCTTCTCTCCGAAGACCATATCCAGCATGCGCTCGACACCAAGGTCTTGCTGCTGTACTACTTTACCGAGACGTCCTTGAACGCGCTCTCCAGCTTCCCATTCAGGGGTACGCTCTACATACATGCGTCTTACCTTGAATGCTGGCTGCATTGGATCTGGATTTGGTTCCGTCTCCACGGTGATTGCGCCCAGAATGTCATAGAAATACGGGGCCTGAATTGCTAGCTGACCCTGTAGATAAGGACGGTAGACACCGTCCTGACCCTTACGTGCCATAGCAGTCAGTACTACAGCCTCAAGAGGCTGAGTAGGGTGCATTGTTAGGTCACGAAGGTCACGAAGTAGTGCGCCCATGTGGCGAAGCAATTCGCCCCACTGCTGCATCTTCATCTGTTCGGTTCCCGCAATGTTGTCCATGCACTTGACCTGCAACTCAGAGATTGAGTCGATGATCAAAGACTTGAACTGGTGCTTACCTGACTGCAACCACTGAAAGGCCTTCATGACAACGTCGTAGTTGTTTACCTTAACTACAACTGTGTCCCAAGTCCCGTCTGCCAGTGGCGGCTCCTCAGTAAGTGGATCCCAATACTTTACGTTGATTGGGAGGAAACGGTGTCCACCCTCAACATCAAGCATTAGGCGTGGGTATGGTGCCGTGACTGCAAAGCTGGACTTACCAACTTTAGATTCGCCATAAACCATAATTGTTAAACTGCGATCGACGTCTGACATTACTCCTCACTTCCCTTCTTTTCTTCGATTCCGTAGTAACCGTATGGGTCGGATGACACAAACGCATCGCTCAGAGCGGCCTCTGCTGCCGAGCCGTCGTCAAACAGCGGGCAGGTAGCGAAGAACTGACACTTCCACTTGCAGTCTTTACTCGGCTTCGGGTAGACGTGCTTAAAGTGGCTCCCTCCTTCATCCAGCGCGTCACGGACGCGGAGCATGTCTTCAAGAGTGCCTTCCAACTGCTCTAGGAAGGCGCGAAGTGTAAATCTATTGTGACGAACTTCGATCTGGTCATAAAACGGTGGCTTAGCATAAGCACCGCGCTTAACCTTACGAAGCATCGTGAAGATGGCACCATCAGTGCGATTACCGTCTTCTGCACTCTGAACTTCGTCCAGGAGCATATAAGTCTTGACCTGCTCATTCATGTGAGCCATAGATCCGAAGTCAGCGAACGACCCACCTACAGTCTTAAAGTCGCGGATCATGCGGGCACCATCGATCTTACGACGAACACGCATGTCAATCTTTCCCTGAAGAATTACTCGACCATCCATCATTGGACGCTCTAGAATTTCTTCGGTAGAAATCATTTCAAGTTCTGCATCGATACCCTCGTGCTCTACCCACTCTAGGTAGCCCTCTAGCATTACACGACCCAACTCTGCGTCAGCCTCTAGGTTAGTCGTGTCTCGATAGCTGTCATTCATCTTCTTCAAGTCTTCACGAACTAGGTCAGCGTGAGCCTCTAGTAGATCTTGCCCAGTCGAGTAGTGACGGTCTAGGGCCTCGTGAATGCGTGAACCTAAGGCTAGTGCACCTGTAAATTCTGTAACCTTTGGCTTAAGACGTCGGTAGTAGGTCAGCCACCAGCGGCGACGACAATCTTTAAATGTCTGAATCTCTGAGTTAGAGATACGTACTGGAACTACACTCATCAGAGTTCCTTTCTGCTCTCAACGAGCATCTTCATGAGCTGGGTCTTATCCTTGACTACCTGCTCAAAGTTGTGTGCTTTAGCATCTAGAGCTTCAATTACTCGCTCTTCGATAGATCCCGCGGTCACGTAGTCGGTGATGAGAATCGAGTCGTGAATCTCAGAGCCAATACGGTGAACACGGTCCAGGGCCTGCTTGTAGTCAACAAGAGACCATGGTCTCTGAAGCATAACAAGACGGCGTGCAGTTGTCAAGGTGACACCCACACCACCAGCCTGGGCAGTGAAAAGAATCCACTTAGTCTTACCAGACTGAAAGTCGTCGATTGCCTGCTGGCGCTCTTCAGCCGACTGCGCACCCGTGATTAGCCCGTGTGGGATCTTCTCCTTGAGCATACGTGCGCTCAGTAGTTCGATCAACTGACGAGACACAGCACAGACTGCAACAGAGTCCTCTCCGAAGTCTCCGCTCTCGATATCATCCATCAGAGCATCAACCTTACAAGAAGGGTCCGACAAAAGCATCTTCTCCCCTGTTTCAGTGACCTCTATCACGCCATACGCACTTGCAAACTGGTTTAGACGCATCGCCTGAGTCAGAGGGTTAGGGGCTACTACAACTCCGCCATCTAAGGTTCCAGCGTCGATGTTGATGTCAGCTAGCAACTCCTCAGGCGTTGAGTCCAACACCGACATCATGTGATCAAGCATCTGCTTATAGGCCTTAGCCTGCTTAGCGCCCATTTCGACATCACGACGATCATTTATGACCTCTGGTAGCCAAGGGAGAACGCGCGACTTCAGCATGCGACGCATTCTAGGATTAATTCCAGCAAAGAACTCTGACTCCATAGCTGGCTTGAGACCTAAAATCATGAGCCCGCCAAAGGCATTCATCATGGTATTCACGTATCGATCTAACCATTTCGTCTTGCTTGGCCACTCTTTTGCGTCTAACCAGTGAAGAATTGGCCACAGGTCAACTACGGTATTTGCAATTGGAGTACCTGTAAGCGCAAATCTGATGTCAGCATTGCCAGAGGCTGCCCAAAAAGCACGAGTCTGCTTAGACTTAGGGTCCTTTGAGCGGTG